GGCCAGTCGGCTGGGGTGCCCCCCTCCGGAATTTCGCCCCCCGGAGAGGTAGTAGAATACTAAACTGAGCTTACCAAATGAAAGCTTGGGCGATGTCCTCAACCCGTTCAAAATACTTCGAAACGGTGAGGTATCGCACGTGGCGCCGCGATATCAAAGTCGCAGAACCTAACCCCCGGATACTCCGATGTAAGTGCAGAATGCGCGAGACTCGCGCATTAGGCCTGTCACAAAACATGGTGTAATCGTCTTTAATCTCTTGTAAATCGTTTTCTAACGACTTAAGAGCTCTAAAGAATGGATGAACATCATCTATAATTCTCGTTATCCACGGGCGATGGAAAGCGTCGACGTTTTTAGTCAACACCCTCTCTCGGAAGGTCGAAGAATACTTACGGAGGTCCTCTATGAGGTCCGTAATAAGTACTCCTGAGGCAATGCGTAGGATGAGGTCGGTCCCTGGCAACAGGGTCCATTCAGTCGGCTCTGGAAGACAATAACATGGGAGTAACCTCCTCACGTTATCGTTCCATCCGAATTGTAACCAAGTCCGGATCACTCGGATTGACGATTTCCGAATGAACCAAGACAAGACAAGGTCGGGACTCTCTGCGCCAGCAGGGAGAGGAACTCGTCCTTTCTGGAATAAACCAGATACGTCTGCAATAACGGATATCGCTGAAAAGGGATCGTAGGCCTTCGCCGCTCTCAATGCTTTGAGAGAGAGCGGAGAAACAACAGACCCATGGTAAAAGAGTTGCTTCGCAAACTCAGCTATACCAGGACCGTCGACATCGGACCGAAACGACTTAGAGGAGGAAATCTTAACGCCTAAGGAGAGCATAAGCTCTTCATAGCGTAAGGCAACCTTCTCATCCGCCAGCGACACGTCATCTCCTCGAACCATATAAAGTTTGAAGAGACCCCGATACCCGACATCATACGCCGCCATTTGAATAATGGCGTGATGACAAAAGGTAAAGACCGGCCAAAGACAATAGATGCCCATAGGGGCACCCACGGAAAATGGTCGGCGGAAAAAGCTCCCTCTACGGCGACCGAATCTAATCGGTAACCGCATGAGGGTTAACCAGGACTCCGTCTCATCCTCATCAAAAAATGAAGAAAAGACAAGCTTCAAAGCTTCGATTGGGAACCTATCGGTAGCATCCGTAAGGTCAAACGAATAGATAGGCAGCCTACGGGCTGTCCACTCCTTTACCGAACGGATTCCTTTGGCTTCGTCAAAGGAACAATCCATCGGTATACTCCTCAAAAGAGTCATAAAAAACTCATGATAAGGGTATAACACTGCTTGTATAATCCCGTTAACCGGGGTTACGCCTCTAACCTTGGCACCTCCCTCAGAAATAAAGATATGCTTCGCAATATCTTCTCTGACCCTTCTAAGAATGGGCTGTATCGATATCATCGAGACAGTACCCAACCACGTCCGGAACTCCGGTTTCGGTATCCAACGTTTAGCCAAAACTAAGGTGGCCTGAAGCTGGTCACTAAAGATCGGTTTCAGGAGACAAAAAGCGTCATAGTCAGAAGAGAGCGAAGCTCTCCCTCCCTTGACGCCAGCAGTCCCTATCCAAAATGATCTCGGATCGCAGTTCTTACGAACCTTGAACCGGAACATCTTGAAACGACGTTTTAAGAACCTAATAGACCTAAGAAGGCCCTTTGAAGGAATGTCACCTCCATCATAGGGATCCAACTGGGATCTATAGGAACCTTTTACACCGTGATCGATCAGCCGAAAGGCCGAAAGAACGGTGAGTCCCAACCGGCGAGAAGCTAGAGAGTTAGCCATGAGGAAAGGTAAAATCCGACGTAACTTATAAGGTAAGTGAGTACCTGGGGCAGTTCTGACCCAGATCACATACTTAAAGTCTGACGGCGGACACCTGAGTGCAATACGTTTGCCAACCGCATAAGCTTCTTTAAGAACCTTAGCAGCGGACAAACGACCATTGTGCTTAATCAAATGGTTAGCAAAAGTCTCATAGTCTCTAACTGCGCGTAATAATGCGTAGAAACGAGGTTTCTTCCACACCAAACGCAACAGACACATAACTGGCCAGATAACGGTGACAAGACAAAATCTTGTTATTTTAGTCATTGTTACTGTATCTGGTGGACCGGAACTCCTTGACAGTGAAGTCCCTTCCTCCTCGCGGAGGGGCCCGCTCTCAGGGGTTACCATCACGGTTATACCGCTACTTGCTCCTGAGTTATAGCAT